AGCATCTACAATAGCTTGTGGATTAACTGTACCTGTAGCCGCTTGTGTTTGTGCTAATGTTTCTGCAACCTTATCTGACGATGTAGCCGCAGTCATAGTAGCCGCATCTGTAGGTGCAACAGCACCAGCTTGTGCAACAGTAGCTGTAGTTACAGGAGTAGATATATTACCTTCAACCTGCCCACTACGAGGATCAACTATCTGATCACTAGTTATCTGTGTACCTACTGGTTGTACTGTAGCACCATAGGCTAGTGATGGATCAATAGCTCTATTAGCAATTAACTCAGATACAGATTGACCTTCATATGCACCTGTCTGTGGTACACCACCTACTGAAGTACTGGGGTTTGTTACAGTATTTTGTAAAGCCATTGTATCGCTGGGGCCGGGACCTCTACTCAGTGCCTCATTAATCGCCTGTTGTTGAGCAGGTGGTTTAACTGCTCTATTTGCATTTAAACCTCTAGCCTCATCATACGTATAAGGCCCATATGAAGAAGGCTCAGGCATCATTTTAATTCCTCCACCATCTGTGGTTGGTTGATCACCAATCATTCCAGCACCACGTGGGGGTGTTGTAGGATCAGCCACTCCACCTGATAATGTATCTGGAGTAACTAAACCAAAACTAATAGGTGTGTACTCACCTGTTTCTTTATTATAATTATAATCTTGCCGTCCAGCAAAAGTAGAACCAGTAGCTGATGTAGTTACACCACCAACAGCGTAGCTAGGTTTCTTTACCATACCACCCTTAGCCATTTCCATAGCTTTGTTTTGATACATATTCATCTTACTCATTTTATCAGGGTTCTGATTTAAGTAATCATTAAAGCCACTCATATCACCTTGATAACCTAAGTTACCTGCAATGCGTTGCATAGCCTGTGGTTTAAATCCTTTGAACTGCATCATTCTATTTTCCTTATGTTGTCATGTGACAAAGTATACTGTCTCTTATTATTTGTGTCAAGCACTAACTTAATCTGCTAATGGATTATCTAATGCACGTTGTAATTTAGATACTAATCTATCTTCTAACTCTTTCATTGCTGAAGACTGTGACACTCTTACACGTTCTCGTTGATTCTCGAACCTTACTTCAGCGTCATCTATCATAGTACGTACCTTGTCTTCATTCTCACGTACCATGTCCTCAATACGATCTGTCTGTTGTTCTATTCTTAACAGATCATCCTTCAGACCATTTTTAATATCTCTAGTGTACTCTACACTTTCTTCAACCTTCTCAGATATACCAGATACTTTAGCATCCATGACATCCATCTGTTGTTGATATGCAGTTAAGTCTAACCCTGCAACTTCTTCTATCTTTTGGTACAGAGTAAAGCCACCATACAAACCACCAACTACTGTAGACAAGAAAGCTAGTATGGCTAGTACTGAACTTGCTGTTAGTTTTACACCACCAGCTTTTACTTCTTTGTCAGCAAGGCTTTCAACGTTTGTTAAATCTACCATTAGTTCTCAAAGTCCATACCACCTGTCTGTTGCAGGTTCTTCAATGCTTCTAGCTCATTACGTAGTTGTTGTATTTCTAGTCTACGTTGGGCTAATTCTACCTGATACAAGTCGTCACAATTAATACGAGACTTAGGTTTATCAAGAGGTATAACAACACGGGCATACAAACCTACATCTTTACCTTGAGCTAAGTTACCCGATGAACTAAATGTACCACCTACATTATTGACTACACCCGTAACACCAAACTCTAAGTTTACACCACCACCTACAGCGTTACTGCAGTCTAAGTTACCTGCCCTAAATCTATCTGACTGATAGTTCATTGGTGGGTTAGGTAATGATAGAGCTAGGTTGTTACTCTCAGCTACTGCTGAACTAGCTACGACACATAAGGCCAAAGCTAATCTCATGCAGGTTCACCATCAATACGAGAGCATATCCTAGATACAATCAAAGTTCTTGACTGTGTGTTCTTCTTTACCTTTGATGTAGTACAAATATATGTAGCTTCATCTAAATCTAACTCACGTATATACACAATAAAATCTTTACGTTCTTTATAGCCTACTTTAATAACTCTATACTTAGATGAGAATGGTAGGTTTGTCCAGTTTAAATCAAACAAATCTATCTGATAGTATTGTACATCTTCTCGTGAGTTAAACAAAGACATTTCTGCTTTAACTACACCTGCTACGTATGTAGGTTTTAGTATTGGGTAGGCTGGTGTCATCTCATGTGCTGAAACAACAGTAGCCAAACCCATAAATAATATGATTAACTTATTTAGCAATGCAACTCGCTTGTACTACAGCGGTATACGTACCGCCAGTGAAAGGCTTTGAGGCTGCATAAGTCGCACTTGAAGATGTAGAAAACCATGTGCTACCAGCAACAGTCAGATCAAACACAGTTGTATTGTCATATACTACCTTAGCCGCATCATAACCTGACATACCTGCATCTGATGTTTTAGATACTGATGTTGAACCTGTCCAAGTTACACTGTCCGTCAATGCAGGTGATGATGTAAAACTAATAGGGTGACTAATGTTAGCTGTATAGTAATCAGCAATAGCCACATCAAATCTAATAACAGGTAATACACCACCATCTGAAGGTGCAGTACTTAGCACACTAGCTGAGGGGTTTCCATATACACCTGCTTTGTCTGTTTGTATTGTACACTTAGCTGATACATTACCTGTAATATCTACAGTAGCAAATGCTGGTAATGCACATAGTGAAAGTAGTGCTGTTAAATATTTCATTGTATTCCTCATTTGTTATACTGCATGTCTACCATTTTTTCATGTAGTACTTGTTGGGCTAAATTGTTTCGTAAAGCTTTCTTATTGTCGGGTATAGTTCCATCTTTTAATCCAGCTGCATCGTTTAGTGTACCGCCGTTTATCTTTGCATTGTAATACATATTGATATTAGTTTGTTTGTTTAAGGCTAATATTATATCGCTTTGATTCTGTGCTTTGAACAGTGTAAGAGCATTAGCAGAGGCAGTCAATCCCATCTCTATACGTGTATCTTCTTCTTCCTCTTCTTCATCTAATATAAGTTTACCATCTTCGTCGTACTGGAACTCGTCAGCTTCTAGTGTATCTATAACTGCATCATCTTCTAGCGCATCATATATTACAACCTCTGGTAATACTGGCATAGGCTTTACATAACCTGCACAAGTAGGGTCAGACTGTGGATCATAGCATTTGTCTAACCTATAGTTGTATATTACTACAGCATCTTTAACAGTTCCTTCACCTTCAACTTCAACAAACCCAGTACCCCATTTAGATGCTGGTATATTTGAAAGAGGGAAAGACTTAACAATAGTATTTCCGGGTACGCCAGACCAGTCATCAGTCTCTCTAAATGTATAACCATCTCCACTTGCGTTGTGATTACCTACATGTACCTTCATGTCTGCATCTGGGTCTTTTACTGTAGTGTATCTATATAGTAATCCATTTATATCTACACCAGCAATGCTAGGTAAGATAGAGTCCATAGACCAACCTAATGCACCTGATGCCGCATTACTTGTAGCTCCATACGTATATGGTTCAGAGTAGGAGTAAGAAGGCAAGAGTACTAAAGATAACACCCAAACCAATCTTAGTTTCACTGTTCTCATCAAACATCCTATTGATTACATTATTCTGATCTCGTTCGATCTCATCTTTAACTGCTTCCATATCCCATGCTAGTCTAGCTTGATCACCAACTAATCCATCTTTAGGACATGGTGTACCTGCATTCATCATAGCATCGAACACTCTTTCGTCTTGACACATTACTGATACTGCGGCTACCTTCATACCCATGTCATACATAGTCTTAGCATTCTTGAGCTTCTCACAGTTCATGTCACGTACTGTACGACCTGCTGAGATACCCAGTATCTGTGTCTGTACCGCCCCTGCTACACCTACAGTACATAAGTCAGAGTTACTTGCACTTATTTGTGGAGATATAGCCGATGGTGGTGGGCTATTGATGGTAGTATCCATAGACCCATTTGAAGTTATAGTACTATTAGTGTCAGTCTTTATAACATCATCATCGGCATGTGCAATACTACCGATTAGTAGGGTAAATAGTATAAGTAAGAGTTTCATTTATTATCTTGTTCTGCCATTCTCTCTACTAGGTTACGAATAGCTTTAATGTTTTCATCAATACGTCCTAGAGAGACAGCTTGCATCTGTACTGTTTTTTCTATTGTACCAATCCTAGTTTCTTGACGGACTAGATCACGAGCATTATTTTTGACGGCTGAGTCTAATGAAGACACATACCATACTAGTGATATAGTTTGCAGTACAATAGCTATTATTAAGCTAACTGGTACTGACTTAGAAAGATGCCAACTCTCGGTCATGGTTTAATATTCCTTATGTTGGTTTAGTAGGCCATGTGATATTATCTGGGTAGCCATCTTGTGCTGGCACATCTAGTAACGCTTGTCGATAATTAGTCCACTCTAAACGCTTGGCATCTGTCATGTCATTCCAACGTAAAGCGTTAGATACAATAGGGTCTACCTCTTCGACAAGTATTCTATCTCTTGTTTCTCTTTCAGCTTTAATTCTTTCTAAAGCCCCATGAGCAATTTCCTCATCTGTAAGGGGTATTTCAGTTATTTCGCCAGTTATGGCATCTTTTATTAAGTGCATTATTTTACTCCGTATAAATACATTCCACGTTTAAATTTATCACCTGTACCCATATTCTCACTAGCATAAGCAAAGTTATATCCCGACCTTACATGGAGGCTAATTGTTGTAGTTGAGTTTCTTATATCATTTGCAGGACAACCACCTGTCTTAGCTGAATTGGCATCCCAACTAGAAGACCATAAAAGGTAATTATTAAGCTCCTGTGGTCTACTAGCAGTAGAGGTTGCTATTCCACTAGCCAAATCACAAGTAATATCACAACTAGTTCCCTTTTTAGCTACACCAGCACCTTGAATAAGACCATTTGCGTTATCAGCAGCATTACTCTGCAATCCAAACCAGTTATTATCACCCGAACCACTACAAGTAATATACCTTACGACAATATATACTTGCTTATAATCTGTAAGGTCTAAGTTACTAATAGATATACTTGATGCGCTTGCGTTGGTTACAAATACTGAACCTAGAAATGTTGTACCACCAGATGAAATACCTGTTAGGTTAGCTCCACTGCCGTGATAGTTTACAGCGTGTACGTCACTAAATCGTTTATTAGCTGCACCAAGCATTATTCCATTATCTCTTACTGCACCTGTTGTTGTACACGGATGTATTTCACCACCTGAGAATACAAGACCACTGTCATTAGAATAAGGTGATGCAATGTAAAGTTGATTGCCGTTAGTCCCAATACTACCTACAGTTGAGCCGTCTTTGTAAAAGTTTAAAAGAGTGCCATCAGAAGAGTTCCTATTTATAGCCATAGGTGTACCACTACGGCTTACATAAGTTTCTCCATTTGGATGTGCTTCAAACCCATCTACATTATAACCAGCACTTGTCTTACCCACCAACAATTTACCTGATGAGTCGATGCGCATACGTTCTGTGTTGGCTGTATAAAACCTCATGTTAGTTGATTTTGTATTTATTAAGTCCAATCCATCAGTAGAAGCTACTAATCTTGAAAAAACATTTGAGCCATCAGCACTGGAAAGTATTAAAGTGCCACCCCAGTTGTTGTCTGATATAGACGCAATTTGTAATGCATGGGATGCACCATAAGTATTGTCTATAGTTGAAATGCCAATACCAACGTTGCCTGATGAGTTTATACGCATACGTTCTGTGCCGTTGGTGCCAAATATTGTGTCTGCGTTTTCGTAATTCCAAACATAAGTATGCGCATTGGTAGCGTGCTGAATAAGAAAGCCATCCGCTGAGCCAGAACCAGAGTTTGTATTCTGCAATCTTATATTTGTATTGCTTCCACCATTATTTGCAGTCAGCCCATCGCTGGTCACTGTGCCTGTTACGTCAATGCCTGTTGATGTTGTGGCTAGTTTGGTTGAATCATCATGTCGTAGTTCAACATTTCCATCTTGAATTATTCTAACGCCATACTCTAATCCGCCTTGTGTAAGCATGGCAATTTCAGAGCCGTTAGTAACAAGTCTTAATTGACCAGTTCCGGTATCTTTAATGTAGCTATTAGACCCATCATGGTAAATCTGTAAGTCTTGTGAATTGCCAAATCTAATAGCATTATTATCTGGTATATTTACATCTGAGAATTGAGAAATACCTGTTGCAGTTATTGCACCTGTTACATTTAATGGCTTATTCATATCCCAACTAGTAGTAG